ATAGACCCACCGGCTTCGATAGACTCACCGGCCTTGATATACCCACCGGCCTTAATAGACCCACCGGCCTTGATAGACTCACCGGCTTCGATAGACCCACCGGCCTTGATAGACTCACCGGCTTCGATAAAAATAGAATTGGTGCATATAATTGACTGTGGTGTTTCAATTGAAATTTCAAAAGTAACATCTGAATCAAAATAATAAACGTTCTTATCTTTATTCCAGTATTTTTCAAAATTCGATTGTGATTTAATTTTTATCATTTTCCACTAATTCTCATCAAGTGCTCTGCTATTCCCCTTAATACATTATCTCCGCCGACAAGCCAGACAAAGACGGCCACGATTAGGATAAATTCAATATAATAGAAAAAACGCTTAATCATTTTAGCTTTTCGACAACACTTTCCCATTTTCTGGCAACTTTAAGTATGTTCTGCCGATCCGATATGTGCGATAATGCGACTCAAAGTGGTCTTCCCAGCACCAGACGCTCCAGCCAGCCAATAAGCCCTTGAACCCCAGCCGTTTTTCAATACGGCCTCAATTTGTTTCACCGCTTTTGACTGTCCCAAAACATCACCAAAAATCTGCGGCCTGTATTTTTCGTATATCTGCATAACATTCTCCACGCAAAAATGTATGCGTCCGTGCGATTCACCCCTTAAAATTCGTAAGCATCATTACAAGTTTCACAAACAGAGAAACATTTATAAGAATCACCCTTCTTAAATCCTCTATACATCCGCCTTTTGCCACAATCACAAACACCATCGTGAGCAACTTCGGCGTCAATCTTGTTAAAGTGTGGTTCATAACCTACGACAGATTCGAGCATATCCGTAATTGTCATATCGAACATTTCGATAATTTCCTCCGTGTGTATTAAAGCATACACAAATAAGCTAACAAAGTTAAAATATAAATTTCTTTATCCATAAAGCCCTGCATTGCGTCGAGGCTACGGCTTTTGCTGACTGCTTTCGCATCGCTCACCGAGCAAGGCCAAAATAGCGGCATAGGCTATTTTTTATTGGTATTTGGGCTTATATTTCTTTATAAGCTGAACAACCCGATTGTTATGACAACCACATTTCAACAGAAGTTACTTTGCGTCCTCCCATATCGTGCAATCCTGTTCGGATATTTACGATACAACCTTCAACCTCGATGTGTTTTAATTTGCTCATAGCTTTTGCCGCCTTTCCGCCTAATTGCCGCTATTCTTATATCAAAGAGCTTTAACGTCCTTGTGTTTGATTTATTTCCTTCGCAACACCTCTATCGTCAAATATACCATATCAACTTTAATAAGTAAAGAAAAATCTCGATAGAATCTTCATAAATCGTTAAAATGTATGTGGTTATATCGCAACAAAACGATACCGTTAATACAAACGGAATTTGTTATAGGTGTTAAAAGCGACATCGGCGTTGTAGGTGATACAAACTACCCTTATCTTGCTATAAAGTATAACTATCTTGCTATAATCATTGTTACTTGCTTAATAATAAGGTAATGACACTATTTTGCTTATTTTTAGCACTAAACGACTTTGCCCTTGACAAGATTTTATCGGTCGTTAAAATAGATTCTTCAGGGGGAACTAATAATTCTCTTGACACTAACCTTGATGATAGTATAATCAAACCTATGAGCAATAGATTATCTCCAGAAAAAGCTAAAGCAGAGGGAAAAGCGAGAAGGGAAATAGTGGAAAATTTGATGAATCTGTTTCCGACAATCAATGTTCATAATCCCGATTATACTTTAATAAAAATAGCTATACAGGGTTACGGTGATGAATTCAAAATGATGTTTTCAGCTCGACTGCGATTGTTAGGTTTTCCTGTCGAGTTGATTCGTTGGATTGAGGAATTTATTTACGTTAAATAGGCAAGTTTTATATGAACCGTTTTAATCTGTAACCTATGAAAGACAAAGAAACAGGACTAACGCTAAAAACCCTTCAAGCTGTCGATAAATACCTTCAGCAAGTCTATGAACTAAAAAATACCAATTATACCTTTCCACAGGCATTAAGAGATAGTGGCTATACTGATAGATACATTCACAGTTACGGCTCTAAAATATGGCAGAACATAGGAGTGCAATCCAAAATAAACACTTTCAAGCAAGAAAGTGATAAAAAAGCTCAAATAACAGTAACTGAAGTGCTGAACAGTATCGAATATGGTGTCCAAAAGTGTAAAGAATGTAATAACTTTGCGGCTTTAGCTCGCTTTGTTGAGATGCAGGGTCGTTATTTAGCTATGTTCACCGATAACATCAATTCCGCCGACATTACAAAGCAGCGTGAGCTTGAGGCCGAGGAAAAGAAAGAGGCCGCCGAAATAGCTACTATTCGGTTACATCAATTTGCAGAAGCTACTGTGAAAGAAATAACCGAACCGCTGAAAGAGCTAAACGAAATGCATCGCAAACAATTTGCAGAGGAATCGCTGAAGGAGAAGGCGGAATGATTAAGCGATTGATATGAGCTTCTTTAAGCACCAACAGAAAATCCGCTATGAGTTATCATTCCACAATACTATTTACTTTCACATCCAGAAAGCAGAACCACGCTTGCGCTATCTGCGGCAGGATTATGAAAGATAAACTATTTATCGACCATTGCCACAAGACAGGCAAAATAAGAGGGCTGTTGTGTCCCGCCTGTAACGCTGGTCTTGGATTTTTTAGAGATGACCCAAATTTGCTTAAAAACGCTGTTGTATATCTATCTAACAAGTCGGTGTTCATAAACCTTGATTAAGCAATAACTTATATCAATAGTCCCATAATGAAAGTTATGTTTCATTGGAATCGTTTTTGGGCTAATTATCATTATGTTTATAATGAGAAGATGGCCGCAAAGATTTTAAGCTATCTTTATTGGTTCTATAATTAAAGCAATGAAAGTTATGTTTCACTTAGAACGACCAAATCCATTGACTCATCCAAACGACTATTGGGCAAGGCAATCCGCCGAACATACCGCACGATGGTTTCGTAGTTTCCTTGTCCGCTTAATTAAATCTCTGTCCAAACCTACACCAAAGCATACTTAATCAATCCTGACGCATCCTGAACGTAATTAAAGCACGTCCAAAGGCAGGCCAGTCAAATCTGCTGTGTATTGGGGAAAATACCAGACCGTAACCAGCCCGCCTTAGGCAAAAGAAACTTGTCCGCCGGCAACAAGCCGACAGACGTTCGACTGTGACCGTGCCTTCATTATAAACCTTATGGCAGCTTTGTCAAGGCTTTTATGCTGCTTTTGAAAGAGAAATTCCACAGGACGAGAGGGGGTATCACCCCAATTTTCAAAAGGATTCTATATTCATTATCAAGAGCTAAATTTTTCTTGACTTAGCGGTGTTAAAATAGGTAAGATAGGTATATGAAAATTACAAAATATGCCAACGGCATTATTAAACTTGAAGAAATGAAGGTTACTCCACAAGGAAGTGTTGTGCGTGTCGGTTATAAGACCCTGCGTGGTTTTATAAGGATTTTGAAAAACCAAAACAAAATTCTTTTGAAGAACAACGTAAAGGTTAAGCTTGAAGTTACCTTGCCTTTACCTAAATAATTATTTCCCCCTTTTACTTACCCTCATTCTTAGCTTAATAACGGGGTTTTTGGTTCAAGTTTTGCTGGTTGTCTTATAATTTCGCCGATTTTTGTTGGTTTTTTTCCAATCCAGCCGGTTTCTTTTTTGACGATTCCGATGAAGTAGGCGACTGGGTTTCGCTTTGTTTTAGCTATTATTGCCCACTGTTGAGCCTTTTCAAGTTTATCAGGGTGTTTTTCTTTCAAAAATTGCACTATTTTCGCTAACAGAAGAGCTGTGTTTTTATTCATCGGGTGAAGTTCTTTCAATTCATCAAGAATCAAATTGATAGATTTTTGTTGATTATCATTATTATCTGCTTCTGCTTCTGCTTCTGCTATTGGTTGCGTAGGGGTTAAAAGTGTTGCACTTTTGTTGCGGTCTTTACGATATTCCCTGAAATACTCTGCCCTCGACCTCATTTTCTTGCGATAAACGCCATAATTGAGAATTTGCCAGCCGCCGTCAATTTTTTCTATTCTGCGGCCTTCAAATTCGAGTGAACGGCTGTTGCGGTCAGGTGCGGTTAGTTTGTCGATGGCTTTTTGGCAGTCCTTGACCGAGACCCTTGCTGCGTTAGCGAGGCCAGGTAAGGCCGCTCCCACCTCTCCATAGCGGTTTGAGCAGGCGAGCATTGTAATCCAGACGATTCGTGTTTTGTCATCTTCCCCCCAAATAGAGCTGGTAACGATTGAGGAAAAAAGCTTGGTGAATCCTGATTCGTGCATAATGGCGACTCCTTTCAAGGGATAGTTTAGTTTGCCTGTAATAATATGCAACAAAAATTTTATTATTTTGTTACATTTTTTCTTGACATAGCTGTATTTTGTAGTTATTATCTAAAAACCGTGAAAAACAACAAAAAACAGCAGTTAAGAAAACATTCAAAACTTAAAGGTCATTTAAGCGAAGCAATAAAACTGTATCGGCGAGGTAAATCTTTAGATGAAATCGCAGATATTTTTGGTCTTTACGCTTCAAATATATATCGAATTTTCAAACGGAGAGGTATTAAATTACGCAACAAAAGCAAGGCGAGATTAAACGCTTTCAAAACAGGCAGGGTTCGGCGATTGTTCGGCAAAAACAATCCTATGTATAGGGGATAAAGGTGGCAAGTTTCATAGAAAGGAGAAAAATGAAAACACACACACAAAAAGTATGGCCTTTAATAGTTATGGGACGCATAGCAGGGACTCTTGCCTTAATAGCTGCGATGGCGAATCTGTTGGGATTTGGCAAGGCCGAGTGGAAACAGAATATGTTGCTTGGCTTGCTATGGTTAATTTTAGCAACGCTTGAGGAAATTACAGCCAAGATAAGAGATGTTGTAGAATACGACATAAGCGGCAGGATTACCGGACAGATAACAAAAGAAGAATCAAAACAGGACAAAATATGAAACATAAACAGTTATTGTTTTTGGTTGTGCTTTTCGGGGCATTGTTGGTGGGCTGTAAAGACAACAATGAGAAATTTGGCCCTCTAAAATTTCAATATCAGGAAAAAGTGTGTTATATAGATGACCCTAATTTGATTGGCAGGGTTTTGGGCAGAAACGGTTTTGGCGAGTATTGGGTTCAATGGCGTTCCCCGTCGAGTTGTGTTGGTTTGTTCGGAGGGGCGGTTTCAACTTCGCCATTTACCACAAGAACACACAATACGTGGGAGCTTAAGTCTTTGGATAATTAAAATAATCTTGTCGTTTTTGAAGGAAAACTATGAAAAAAGCTAAAAGGGTCAGATTTGGTGGCTGTTCTACGGCACAAGCGAATTGGGGTAGAGGTAAAGACCGAAAATATCTTGTGGTTGGTAAGACATATAAGGAAATTGAGACAGAACCACATGCTTGGCATACATTATATTATTTCGGCCTGCTTTGATAATCAAGAAAACTCTGAAGGATATTTTGTTCCAGCAAAAACGTTATGGCAAAAAATTAAAAGCTTTTTTGGGGCAAGTTAAAGTTATTACCCCGCTTGGCTATTTTGATAACGAAATAAATGCTGCAAAAGCGTATGATAAGGCAGCCAAAAAACTATTTGGCGAATTTGCATATACAAATTGTTAAGGAGAAATAAATAACCGAGGGTTTATAGCAATTTTTCCTCCTACCGCCCGCCATACAGGAAGTTCCACGCTGGCGTGCAGGGACGCTATGGCGGTTTATTTTTGAAAGGATAAACCGATGAAAAAGGCAAGAAAATACAGTAAGTATATATTATGGTTTTTTGCCTGTTTGATTCTAATAACGGACAAGGGGTGTAGCGACAATCAGAACAATAAAGTAATTTATGTCGAGGGATTCAGCGTAGTGTTGTATTACCACCCATCAGAAAATCCCGCAGCTCTTGATATTTGGAATGTTTCAGGAGACGAGGAAGGCAAAGACATAACCCGAATCGGGCACGGATTCGTCCTTCAGCTGACCGACGAAGAAGGCGAGCCTTATACTACCGCCGGCATAAGGGTTGATGTAGAGGTTGTTGGACACGGCAGTGTTGCCGGATATGGGGATATATGGAAAAAGAAAGCGCCTGGCGGCGCCCTTTATGGCTTTCTTATTTGCCATCCAGAAGAAGGTTCTGGAATGTCTGATGGTGTTTTTTACGGTAGAACTAACGGGCAGGGTAGATTGCTGATATGTGGTGGTCTCGGAGACCCTTATGGGGCTTTTACTTCTGATGACCCCCTTGATTATGACTATGAATTACCTGGCCCAGGCGGTAGTTATTCTGATGTATTTGATACCTGGGCGGAGTTTAAGATTACTGTCCCAAGAAAACACGCATCAATGCAGGCCGCTTATGTTTGGCCGACTTTTGTAAGAGCACAGTATCAAAATATGTGGGCGCCTCTCGGCGGTGTTTATGGCAGCTCTCACTCTGGACTGGGCCATTGGGGAGGTGTGGGGATACAATCCGGTTCGTTTGAGTCAGAGACCTTTGAAATTCCTAAAATCAAAAAGACAGTTAAGGATAGCAAAGAAAAATATCCCTTAATCGGGTCGGCAAATATGGCCGTAACAACGGAAACACTGGCAGAATCCGAACCAAGTCTTAAATCACTTGTCCTTACTCAATTAAGATGGGATTTTGATTATGGATGGAATTATTACTATATTCAGCCGGAAGAAAAATTGCACGCTATATGGACAGATACAAACGATGCTAATGACATAAAGGACTGCCTTTCCTTCTGTGAACCTTATGCTTATTGGGCTGATATAACATTGCCTGAACCCTTCTACGAGGACAGTGCAACGGCCACTGTTATCTTGAGAACGCTTGATAATTCAAATAATATCAAGTCGAGGATTCCGCTAATTATGAATCTATACAACAAATCCCCCGATAGCAAGACCTTGACATTCGTAAGCGGCTGGTTTGTAATTAGCGAAGACCCCAGCTTCTACAACCATTACCAGGATGGGTGGGGAAACCTTTACGCTGCAATCTACACGCCCGAAGCAGACCATTTAGATATTAGTTTTCCCGACTCGAAGGATTTTGCCTGTCTTGCCGCCGATTGGTTGAAACACGGTAAATACAAAAGCGATATTTCAGGCGTTGCCGGAGTGCCGGACGGATTTGTTGATTATTATGATTTGCGGGAATTGGTGCAGGGATGGCTGGAGAGTCAATAAGTCCCCACAAAACATCCGAAATCTGCGATTGTGAAAACTGCACAAAAATTGATATGCTCATCGGAGACCCGCTGTTAAACTTGTGGGAAAGCGATTTCATAAAAAGTCTATCACAATACGGCTGGATTAAGGATTACTCTGATTTGCAGGCTGCAAAGTTAAACCAGGTTTGGCAAAAAATACATAGGTTGCGTAAAATATCCTTAACTTATCGGAAGGATTGAATAATGAAAATACAATACCTACAAATAACCATTCAAAAAGTTGAGGAATTTCCACATATGCTTAAATTAAGAACGAAAGTATCGTGCTTGGGCAAACCAGATATTTTCGAGGAGAAGATTTTAGAAGAAGATGAATTTACGGCAATTTTCGACCTAATCTTTGACGACGCAAGAGAGCGAATCCGCAAATTTGCCTTAAAAGAAGCAAAAAAATCTCCTTGACATTTCTCTGAAAAAAGCTAATTCTGCAAGCTATGGAATTAACTATGCAGGATTTAGCTTCGCTCGACCCTGGCTACTGGGCTAACTTTTATCGCATTAAGCTTCAAACGGGGGAATTCTGTTTTTATCCACACCACGCATATCAGGAAAAGCCAATGAATAGTAAGGCTCGGCGCAAATGTTTTATAAAAGGCACGGGCGGTGGTTTCAGTGAAATGAATATACTCACAGCTTTGCACGGGATGAAATATAAAAAGTATCCATTGGGCGTTCTTACTATGCTCCCGACCAATGATGATGTTATTGAGTTTAGCAAATCCCGATTTAACCCGCTTTTACTTGCAAACAGGCAGGAGATAGGCCGTTTCGTCCAAAAGACCGATACTGCCAGCCTAAAAAAGATAGGTTCTGCCTTTCTTTACATACGAGGTGCGAGACTGACGCAAAAGATAGGCGATACTGATTCTGACGAGTCTGCGAAGTTGCGGAGCATTCAGGTTGACAGGGGTGATTACGATGAGTTTGACCTTATGGACGAGGAAGTCCCTGCAAAAGTCAGGGGTCGTATGGGACATTCTTTAGTTAAAGAAGAGAATTATACCAGTAATCCTACACAAACCGATTTCGGCATCGACCGGATGTTCTCTCAATCCGACCAGCAGCATTGGTTTAGAAGATGCGGTTGCGGCCACTGGACTTCCGCCGAAGAAAGTTTTCCGAATTGCGTTAAAATCAGACCGAATGGAACGGGTTTTATAGGTTGCGATAAATGCGGTGCGGAACTTCCAATCTGGGCAGGCAAGGGAACAGCCGAATGGGTTGCCAAATTCCCCGCCAATAGCAATTATATGGAAGGCTATCAGTGGAGTCAGCTTACGAGCATTTTCAACGACCCTGCCGAGATATTGAACGAATTTCTCAATCCACCCGAAGGTAATCTCGGTGATGTTTACAGGCTGCGGCTTGGGTTGGCATATTCGTCTAAAGAGGAAAAACTGCGAAAAGAGGATGTTTTGGCCTGCTGCGGTCGGGATATAATGTCCATAAGCCACGCAGGGCCTTGTGCTATGGGCGTGGATGTCGGCATAATCAAGCACGTTGTAATAGGAGTCAGGACAGGTAACGACCGATACGAGCTTGTCAAGGTCGCAAGATGCGATAATTTCAACCAAATCCACGATTTAGCACGAATGTTCAACGTAAAATCGGCAGTTATTGACCTTCGACCTTACGAAGATGAGGTCAGGCAATTCCAAAAATCGCACGGAAACATAAGGATTTCCCTGTGCGAATACTCCGATGCAATGCTTCAGGAGACGATGTGGAATGAAAACACCGGAACGGTCAAGGTTCATAAGACAAGCATTTTTGATGCCACACATCGGCTTATTACAAGAGAACAGCTTCGTTTGCCTGCGCAATGCTCTGAAATTGAGCAGTTCGCCGTTCAATGTTGTAATTGTGCACGCTTCGAGGAAAAGAACAAAAGAACGAAACAAAGCGTTTTCCGGTATCGCCCGACCGGCGACAGAAAAATTGGCGACCATTATCGTTCAGCGTTAAATTACTTTCTTTTGGCTGCCGGAAGCAGTAAAATAGGAATTGTAAAAGGAAGTGGTTTCGGTTCAGTTGCCGAACCGCAATATGTAACAAACGAAAATTTGCGCTACATTTAATTTAAGGAGAATACAAAATGAGCGGTGGAACAGTCGTTAAGAATTTGACTTGTAATGGCGGAAGCGGCGGAGTGGTAATTGTTACCATAGCGGGAACTCCGGCAGACATCAGTCCAAGTTCGCAAGCGTGCATAAGTTGTCTTGTTGCCACGAAATCGGGGACGTGCTATATGAACATCGACACGGCGGTAACGCCTGCGACCGAGGCGACTGCGACCGACTGGCTGTTAAGCACAACGCCAATCCCCGTCCCCTGCGTCCACAATCTCAACCAGTTACACTTCTGTGGCAGTGCGGCAGCCCTAATACAAATTTTATGGCGAAATTGATATGTCAGTTGATTTGCGTCCATATTGCAAAGCATTCTGGAAGATGAACGACAACGCACCCAATACCACCGTTGTCGATTCGCAGGGCTATTCCGATGGGACTGCACAACAAAACACTAATCTTCTTGCCACAACCGGCAAAGTCAACGGTGCTTTGAAGCATAATGGAACGAGCGATTACGAAAGTGTTCCTGTTCCAGAATTGGTTTTCCAATCAGACTTCTTAATAAGTTTGTGGTCTATGCCAACAGATGGGCAACCAGCAGGTAGCGGCAGGGACATTTTTGGCACTTGGTCTGACGATTATGGTGTGTCAGGATTGGTAAATTTGGTTCATAGGACGACATCCAATCAAGGAAGATTGAATTTTGGATATGGTGCATATCAAAGTGGTGGTCAAACGGCAGAAAATACAGGTTCAGTTTTTGTAAATGGACAGGAAACTTGGCATCATATTGTTTGCATTGCAAAACAAGCAACATCAAATACGGTAACCCTTTCTCTTTATTTTGATGGTGTATTAGTAGGTAGTGCAACAGCAACTGCTTGTGTGATGTCAACATATAGTAATGATAATCCTGCTTTTATTGGACAAGCATCTTTGGTGGGAGAACCACAGGCGGGATTTTATTTTTATGGTAGTATTGATAACGTAGAGATATTCAGTCTTGTAAATATCCCATACACCATACAGGAAATAGTAGATTTTCTATGGAACGGGGGAAGCGGGACGGAAGAATTGACAGACGCAGTAGTAAATTGCAACGAGATGTGGCTTTTTTAGGTGAAATATGGACGACGAACTTTGGTTTTGGTAAGAATTATACTTGACAAGGACAATGCGGGTGTTAAGGTTGAGATAGAATAAAAATCAGGTTTTCGGGTCTTCTGAAGCGGTGGCCACCGTTAAGAAGCGCAAGGAAAATTAAGCAGAATGGTAAGCGCTTATCCTTATTATTCTGCTTTTTTTTCGCCCATTAGAAAGGAAGTGAACAGTGGGTGGATTATTCAGCAAGCCAAAAACTTCGAAAATTCCGCCGTTACCTAAAGCACCGACTCCAACTCCGACCGAACCTCTGCCGACAGTATCGCAAGAGACCGGCGAAGAGGCAGCGAAAAGGGCAAGGCGCAGGAGTGGGTATGCCAAAACTATTTTGGCGGGCAGTCTTGAACCAGCATCAACAGGATTGAAAACTAAACTTGGGTGATAAATGCCAGACGAAAAAGCTGAACAAATAATTCGTGAAGCCAATACGGAAAAAGGCAAGGCGGCGAATTTTATGTCGCTCTACCAACAATTTGCCGACTTAGGCTATCCAGTTGAAAATCAGATAACTACAAAAAGGATGCCAGGTGAGGACAAATCGCTTGATATTCGAGACCCTACCGCCATATTTGCCCTCGATAAAGCGACTTCCAATTTTATAGGAGCGTGGATACCCCGTGAACGATTTTTCTTCGGTATAAAAGTTCAAGACCCGCAAAGGGGAGAGACCCACGATGCGAAACTTTGGTGTGCACGGGCGGTCGAACTTGCCCACGATTATCTTTTCACGTGTAAGTCATATATGATGCAGCTTCACAATACAATCAAGGCCAGTCTCGGCTTTGGAACGGGCAATTCGTATTGTGAATGGAGCGATAGAAAGATGAGTCTGGTCTTTAAGGACTGGCACGTTTCGTCTTATACGTTCAAGCAGGATGAGGAAGGCGTGGTTGACAATATGATTTTGCAGTATGACCGCACCGCCCGTCAGCTTGTCGATAAATACAGCGACCCTGGCGACGAGGTTATTAAGGCCGCCGAAAAACTTGAGACCGAAAGCAAACTGTTCCCAATTATTCACATTACCAGACCGAGATACAGAAAGACCTTCAAGCTAATAAACAAACTCAATATGCCTTATGAATCCGTTTTTGTGAATGTCAAAGAAAAGAAAATCATACAGGAGGGCGGTTTCGAGGAATTTCCTTTCGCCGTTCCCCGATGGGAGCAGGCATCCTGCGAAAAATGGGGCAGGGGTCGTGGGCTTGCGATGCTTTCATTTATAAAAGAATTGCAGCAGATGGCTAAAGATTATATGGAATCCTGCAACAGATGGAATCATCCGCCTTACGAAGTGATTAAAAATAATGTCGAAGGCGAAGTCAATCTCAAACCCGATGGCAGGACGGATGTTTATGAAAGAGGCTCAATCAATCCTGTTAATCCGACATTATATGGCAATATGCCTATTACGATTGAGGCATTGCAGGAAAAGCGGAAAATCATAAATGAGGGATTTTATGTTGATATATTTTCACAGTTTGCAAATCTCAAGGGGGATAGGCGAACAACTACCGAAATAGAATTGCGCTACAAAGAAACTCTGCGACAACTTATTTCACCGGTTGCAAGAATGGAGAGTGAATTATTTACGCCGCAGCTGACAAGGGTAATAAACGTGCTTATTCGCAAGGGCAGGATACCCGCCCCGCCGCCAGAATTAAGGGGACAGAATTACGGAATAGAATATATGGGTGAACTTGCTATGGCGATGAGAGACCTGCAAGCAAGGGGATTTGAAAGGAGCATAATGTTGATAGGCAATATGGCCGCAACCTTCCCCGAAGTTCGGGACGAAATCAATCTCGGAAGGACGATGCCCGATATTCTTATCAATTACGGTATGAAAGTTGAGCACCTCAATACTCCCGAAGAAAAATTGGCAATCAGGCAGAAACGTGAGCAGGACTTGCAACAGCAGAAACTTGCTATGATGGCACAGGTAGCCAGTAAGAGTTATGGAGATGTTACAAAAGCGCCGGAAGCGGGAAGCCCCGCAGAACAATTAGTTACGGCAGGAGCAGGAACTTAATATGGCATTTACCGAAGAAGATATACAATTAGTGAACGCTTATCAGAACTGTTTTGTAACCGATTCGGGCAAGATGGTTTTGGCTGATTTGAAAAGGGTGTTCAAATTCGATTTGTCGGTGATTCCAATAGGGGACGACAGCCACATAGACGTAAATAGATTATTGCGCAATGAAGGTCAAAGGTCTGTGCTGATTCATATATTGACGCAAATGGCAAAAGATTTGAATAAACCCGAACCAGAACTTAAACCCAAAGAACCAGAAGAACGTAATTATATAGAATAGGTGAATTATGCCCCTCAAAAAAGGCGCATCGCAAGAAACGGTTTCGTCAAATATAAGCGAATTGAGACATTCGGGCTATCCTCAAAAACAGGCGATTGCCATTGCAATGTCGCAAAAGAGAAAATCGGGTGGCGCTCTTAAACGCAGGAGTAAAATGCGAAGGAAACGAAAATGGCAAAAATAAATAAAAAATTACTGCGTTGGCGAAGACTTCAAAAACGTGGAAAGATTATGAAACCATCAACCTTTGAAGAAATTAAAAGAAAAGCCGCTGCCGCAGGGGCAACAAATCCAGAAGCGGTTGCTGGGGCGGCCTATTGGAATGTTGCCGAGGCCAAATATAAAAGGAGCAAATAATATGACGCAAGCAGAAGATATTATGAATCAGGCACTCGCTGAAGGCGACACTATTTCTGGTGAAAAAGGTGTCGGATTAAGAGGTCAGGCAGGCGCAAGGAAAAAAAAGAATGGCGCTTGGAAAAAACTGATGAGATTGATTAGAAGAACAAAAGTTCAAAAGCCAACACCTGAAGAACAGGCAATTATAGATGAACGACTTGCGAGAATGTATCCGAAAAAAGATGACAGAAAACCAGTTAGTGCCGGATGGGGAATGACCGGCGGCGAAGAATTTCAGAAAGAATACGGAAAGTATTTTAAGAAAAGATAATAAATTTTGAAAGGAGTAATTTTATGGCAGAACAAGCAGCAGCAACCACAACCCAGACTCCCGCAGAAGGAACAACTGGGACGGCAACGACTTCTGTGCCGTTTGATATTTCAAAGTATATCGAGCCGGATGGTAAATTCAAGGAAGGATGGAAGAATAGTCCTCTTGTGCCAGAGGAATTGAGAACAAACAAGGTTTATGACCTTTCTTCCAATCTTCAAGAAGTCTTGAAGATGTTGGGACATCAGTCAGTAACTTTGGGCAAATACGGAACGACAAAAGGCGTTCTGCCGATAACCGAAAAATCTTCACCTTTTGAAATTGAAGCGTTCAGGACGGCTTTGGGTGTCCCGAAAGACGCAACGGGCTATAAATATGTTCCGCCAGAAGATATTTCCGTTGAGGATATGAGTCCTGAATTTTTACAGCCGACTTTGGCCGAGTTCAACAAGGCACATTACACTCAACCACAGGTTGATGTAGCAATGAATCTTTATGCGAATCATCTGCGACTTATTGATAAGGCGGTCGATGATGAGCTTGCCAGACAGGTAGCGGATGCTCAAGGTCGGTTGGAGACTGAATGGGGTGATAAACTTGAGGCGAGGACTAATCTTGCGAAGGCGTTTATTACCAAAATGGCAAGCGGGTGGAGTCCTGAAAAATACAAGGAGTTGTTTGGGCAGGAAGTAACCATAACAAATCAGGATGGCACTCAGACAAAAACGAGGGAAGGTGGTATTAACGATGCCGAATTTGCACCGCTTCGACCTTTATTGCTGGATTTGTTCGCTAATATCGAGGAAAAGTATGGTGTTGAGGATAGTGCTTTAGCGCCGGAGGTTGCAGGTGCAAGGGTGGTAAGCGTGCAACAGCAGATTGAGGAGATTGAAGCAACACCTGGATTTATGGACGGAAAATTAAGGAGTTCACTTGACTCAAGAGATAGGGCGAAGTATGATGAACTGATAAAACAGCGGGATGCACTTTACAAAAAGCAGTATCCTGGTTAGCCGACAACTCGCAAGAGACCGGCGACCACGTGGGTCTAAAACACAACGCTGACCGAGCGTAAAACGCAGGAAGTCCTGGTAAGCCAGACAATCTCCCGAAAACAGTTTGAATAATTTAAGAAACGTTTTTTAGGAGATTAACTATGGCACTTCCGATTACAATAGATACTGCCTTCAAACGCACATATTCGGCTACTTTTGAATATGTTTTCCAGCAGATGATGTCCGAATTGCGTCCGACCGTCAGGAATGAGACGCAGGAAGGCGAAATGAAGATGTGGGATTTCGTCGGCCCAACCAGCGGCCAATGGGACTTGCCTCGCAATTCCGATACTCCCAACATTCCTACCCCTTACACAAGAAGGAAATGTGTCCTGCACCGGTGGAACTGGGGCGAATATATTGACACCTGGGACAAAATCAAGATGCTCAAAGACCCCACCAGCGACACAATTAAGATGGCCGTTGGTGCTGCGAACAGGGGTATGGACGAACGAATCCTTCAGGCGGCTTATGCCACCGCCTATAAGGGTAAAGATGGCGATGAACCCGTCAATTACTACGATGTCGGCGAATGTCGTCTTATTGACAGCGCTGGCACAGTAATTGAGGCAGGCAGCGATTTCAGCACTGCGGGAACGGAGTCCACTGGACTTACTCTTGCGAAGATTGCCTTGATTGGCTCGTTAATGGATAATGCGAGCGTTCCGCAAAATGACAGATACATTGTCGCCAATACAGACCAGAAGTGGTATCTCCTGGGTTCAACGAAGGCCACCAGCACTGATTACGCCGGTGTTAAGGCGCTTGTTAATGGTCAAATTGATACCTTTATGGGATTTACTTTCAAATGGCTGCCTTCAGACAGGTTCACTGCAAACTCGACTTACACCACCTGTCCGGCGTGGAACTGTGTTGCTTATCAAAAGAGTGCTATGCTAATGACTTTGGGCAAGGACATTATAACGAGCGTTGATGTAGTTCCCACAAAGACAAACAGCGTTCTTGCACAAGCCGAAATGTTTATCGGCTCAGTCAGATTGCAGGGGCCTGGCGTTGTTTTAATCCCGCTTCTGAAGTCGCCGACGCCGATTTTCAACCTGTCGTAATTGTTTTGAACAAAAATTGAAATTCCTTTTTTAAGGAGAAAGTTTATGAGTCCAACAGAATTAACTCCAAGCAAGTTAAGTGCAGATTTTCCAGGTTTAGTGATTACTGGAAATCCTCTTGATAATGGCTTGTATGTGGCTACCGACCTTACCATAGATGCACCGAAATTCCATTACGGAACGAAGTTTGAATGGGCGTTTAAGACCTTCCGTTATGCGAGGATTTTGGGCGAGGCAGACACCGTTCACGGCGTTAAGGCATATAATAATGCCATAGTTTATTATGGCATTGTTTATGCGGCTGTAGATGCCGGTAAAAGTGTTGTAATCATCAACACCGCCGCCACAGATGGTTATGCAAGAAATGGTGCAATCGCAGTAGATGAGCTTCTGTTCAGTCCGGTCGTATTTTACAACGCTGCCGACACTATTCGGCAGCACAGAACCATTGTAGGCAACACGGCAGCAGCAAGCGGCGGAAATTTTAACATTACTTTAGACGCTCCTTTACATTCCGCTTTAACAGCAACCACTTCTCACTGTGAAATTTGCGGCAATCCATTCCAGTATTGCACATACACCAACGAAGTTTACAGTTCGATTATGGGTGTTCCAATGGTTGATGTTGCCTCCGGCGAACACGCCCTCTGGTTGCAGGTAGATGGGCCTATTTGCACCGCACCAGGTTCTAATACCCCCGACCCTGGCGCTGACGCAGAAGAAAGACAACTTGTATTTGATGCGCAAGGTTCGATAGTTTGTATGGCAAATTCATCGAGCAAAGACCGACAGCACGCAGGATTTATTCTTCAAAGAGATAATGTCGGGGCAGGCCCGCCGTTTTATTGGCTGCGCATTTGCAAGTAGAAACATTACAACGGAAAGGGCGGGCTTAACCGTCCGCCCTTTTTTTGAGGTGTTCTATGTCCTTAACAGAAGCAGAGATTGTTTTGTGTAACCAAGCCCTCGACAGAATTGGTTCTAAAAACTTCGCTTACGCAACGCAAAGTTCTGTAAATGTAAATGAGGCCAATAAATGTAATACTATTTATTCTCAAACGAGAGATTCTTTGCAACGCAGTTTCGATTGGCCGTTTGCCTCCGAAAGGGTTGCACTCGATATTGTCAAAACGCTTACCCTTGACGCTTCGCCATATCCTTCGGCGTGGGAAGTGGACGATGTTATAACAGGTCTTTCGTCTTACACGACAGCCACGGTAGTTTCCGTTACAAGCGATGTGGAATACGAAATAGCGTATATATCCGGTGATTTTACGGATGGTGAAACGATAACCGATGGCGATGTTGAAGCGGTTACTTGGGAAGGAATACCGCTCACTTACGAAGACGAAACCGTGCTTTGGTATGATACTGGCAACGATGTAAAATGCGGCACGGGATACCCAGTAGTTGAAAATTCAACGCCTGATTTTGAGTGGGATTATAAATTCAAACTTCCTTCTGATTTCCTGCGGGTTAAATCGGATTATACGGCGGACGATACCGTTACCGTTAATGAAAGGTTCGCCATAGAAGGAAAATATCTTCTAACCGACGATGATGAAGCGGAAATAAAGTATATCAAGAAAATCACAGACCCCGCCGAGTTCGACCCTTTATTTACGGAACTGTTTATTTTGACTCTTGCCAAGAAGTTGATACCCGCTCTGGCGGGAACTAAAAATCCAGAACTGGTTCAGGACGTAAATAGAGATTTGGCGACAGTAACGGCAAGAGCAAGGACTGTATGTGGTGCAGAAACAAATACGACTGGCAGAAGCGACTGGAATCTTGCACGATTTGGTTCAGGAAAAGTTTAATTTTAAGGAGAAATAAATGTCAGTAGATTTGAAGGAAAAAAGCCGCTTATTATCAACAACGACCTTTGGCGTGCAAACTGCGGCAGCGATAACGCTTTGGACTGTCCCAGCAGGGAAAAGATGCGTTCTCGACAGCGCTATAATTGTTTGTGGTTCTGCGGCAAGCACAACTGCGAAACTTACGATTGGTCAATCAGGTTCTGCGGCAGATTTTTTGGCCGAAAATACAATGACTAATCTGGCGGCTCAATATGATGCCGTTATTTGTCGGCCTATTCCGGCTACAACACCATTGAAATCCAAATCATACGCAGCGGGAACTGTTATTCAGGTTACCATTACGACCGCAGATGTAGATGGTTCGACCGACTGTAAATTATTGCTATTTGGGACACTCTACTAATGTCCAGGGTTAAGCTCGGTTATGCGACCGGCTATAACCTCGTTTTTGCCGCATTTCAACCCGATGGGACTGGACGGGGTGAAGCCAATCAGACATTGCCTGAAATAAGGCCGACCGGATTCTATACAACCACATCCGCCGTTGACCTTGTAGATGGTGATGTGGTTTTAGTTTATAACCTTGAAACAGTAACTTGGGAAGGCGAAACAGTAGTATGTCTGGCTTATGAAAGTGTTTTCTGGGAAGGCGAACAGGTTTATTGGGAAGGCGAAAC